TTTTTTACCTATCGCCTCATTACCGGAAGTCGAAAACTGGATCGAGACATGGAGCTTTTTTGAGACTATACATAGCAGAAGCTATACTCATATTATTAGAAATGTTTATCCTGATCCTTCTACTGTTTTTGACGGTATGTTGAATATTAAAGAAATACTAGATTGTGGTAATGATATCGCAAAATATTATGATGAACTAATCGCAGATAATAATTCAACAACAAATAAAATGGACCACAAAAGATCATTGTACATGTGTATGATGAGTGCTAATGCGTTAGAAGGTATTAGATTCTATGTTTCATTTGCTTGTTCATGGGCATTTGCAGAATTAAAGAAAATGGAAGGTAATGCAAAAATTATTAAATTTATTGCTCGTGATGAAAATACACACCTTGCTGCAACAACAACAATGATTAAAAAGATGATAGCAGAAGATAAAGACTTTGTTAAAATCGCAAAAGAAAAAGAAGATGAAGTAATTAATTTATTTACAAATGTTATTGAACAAGAAAAAGCTTGGGCAAAATATTTATTTAAAGATGGCTCCATGATTGGATTAAATGAAACTATTTTGGGTCAATACATTGAATGGATTGGTTGCAAAAGAATGAGAGCCTTAGGTTTAACATGTCCATATACCGTTTCAAAAATGAACCCACTACCATGGACAGAAAAATGGATTGGTGGTGGCAATGTACAAGTTGCGCCACAAGAAACAGAAATTAGTTCATATGTTGTTGGTGGTGTCAAACAAGATATGGATGAAAACAAACTCGCAGGATTAAGTTTATAATGGAAAAACAAGGTGAGTTTAAGTTCTATACGACTGACCAGGAAATAGGTAGACAACCAGGTATGATATGGCAACCTAGAGATTGTACTCCTGAAGAACAAAAAGAATGGATTAATACCGATGGAAAATATTGGGCTGATATTCAAGGGAAATTGATTATTGGTCTGTCAATTTTACAAGTAAGCTTATTAGGATTTATGTTAAGCTGTTTTTGGTTGATAGGGAAATTACTATGAGATATATAATTTTAGCTTTATTTTTAACAGGATGCGTAAGCACCAAAGATAATAGAATTTGTAAAGAATATGCCACAGTTCCTCAAGTGGTTGAACAATGTACTGGAGGACGAGGTGTTGCACCACAAATTTGTATTATGACTAAAGTACAAAAAACATTTTGTGCAAAATATTATGAGGAGAATTTATGATTACAATTTATGGAAAACCACAATGCCCATATTGCGATATGGCACAAGCATTATGTAACCAAAAGGGAGTTGAATATGAATACAAATCCCTAGGTACAGATTTTACTAGAGAGGAAATGATAGAAACATTTCCAACAGCAAGAACATTTCCACAAATCATTTTTATGGGCGAGAAGATTGGTGGTTATAACGAATTAAAAGCACAATTCGATTAAGGAGTAGAAATGCACGAACCAACTCATTGGTATACACATAACTGTGAGTTTTGTTTTACACAAACAAAAATGTATTTTGAAGAAGAAAGACCAGAAACTATCTATTGTCCCCATTGTGGTACGGCAGTAGACCAAGTAGATGAGCTCGATTTTGATGAATAAATAGGTATATGACATGGCATTACAAAGGAATCGAATGGCAACCGCCAGAAGAATTCAATCCCAACGACGCGTATGGATTCGTGTACTTGATAACGAACAGGGCATCGGGGAAAAAGTACGTAGGGAAAAAGTTTTTTTGGAGCAAAAAGACTCTACCAATTACGAAGACAAGAAAGCGTCGTAAACGTTTATTAGTTGAAAGTGATTGGAGAACCTATTTTGGTTCAAATAAACATTTACAAGAAGATGTAAAAAAGATGGGTGAAGATTTTTTCTATAGAGAAATCTTACACTTATGTAAAACTAAAGGTGAATGTGCTTATATGGAAACTAAAGAGCAATTCGATCGAGAAGTTTTATTGACAGACGATTATTATAATGGAATTATATCATGTAAAATTGGTGGTCAAACTGTGAAGTATTTAAAGGAAAATTATGTTAGAAACAATTTGTGAAGTAATGAAACATTCCTATAATAGAGGAATGATTAGTACACGTGATGGAAATGTATCATTAAGACATGCTGATAGAGATCATTTCTATGTCACTCCAAGCGGAGTACGTAAACCTGTTATGCAATATGACATGTTTAAAAAATTAAGAGTTAAAGATGCAAGAGAAATGTATTTTACTGACATTGCAGCTGGGCTTAAACCAACTGGTGAATTACCATTACACTGGGGATTACAAAGAAATATACCGACAGAAACTCGGATTGTATTACATACACATCCAACACATATCGTTGCTGCTATGCACGCAGGTATTCAATTAAATGAATTAGTAGATTTATTTCCTGAACTTGGGAGATATAGTCGTGTAGCACCAAATGTACCTGATGTTCCACCAATATCAGAAGAATTAGCTTATAATTGTTTTAGGAATTTAGGATTACAAGATGATGGATCATGCTATTTTGATATGGTTGGTATTAAAGGACATGGTATTGTAGCAATTGATGAAACACCATGGCGTGCTTTTGAGCATGTAGAACGATTAGAACACATTTGTGAAATGGTTCTAAAATCAGGAAATTTTTAAAATTAACTGTTTACTTTTTAGTAAAACTGTGGTATAATATATACATATGAAAGATAATATAATTCAATTTCCGTTAGAAAAAAGAATGATGGCTATTGCTGATGAAGAATATGAAAAGGTAATGGAAGAAGAATATGCTGCTGAACAATATGGTTTAGATTGTGTAGATACATCACAATTAATTTTAATGATGATTGAAGAATTAATTAATGAACAAGAAGGATCACCATTTGAAGGAATGAACTTTAGAGATAAAGATTGTCCTGAAGCACAAGATGCTTTTGTTATTGTTAATTTATTATCGTCTATGTTTATGAGATATGGAGGTATGAAACATTTTTTACATGAATACCTTGATATTATTTTTATGAAAATACAAGCCCAACAGGATTTTAATGATTTTAATTGATTATAGTCAGATCGCACTATCTAACATCATAGTGCAAAAACTAAATGATGAAAATATGATAAGACATATGATACTAAATAGTATTCGTATGTATAATAAAAAGTATCGTGATCAATTTGGCCAAATGGTAATTTGTGCCGATGGTATGAATACTTGGCGTAGAGATTACTTTCCATTATATAAAGCCAATAGAAAAAAGAATAGAGATAGTTCAGATCAAGACTGGCCAGAAATTTTTAGAATTCTAAATCTAGTACGTGATGAAATTAGAGAAAACTTACCATATAAAGTTATGCATTTAGAAGGTTGTGAAGCCGATGATATTATTGGAACACTTACAATGCAAACACAAGAATTTGGTCAACACGAACCAATTATGATCGTGTCATCTGATAAAGACTTTATTCAATTACAAAAGTTTAATAACGTAAAACAATTTTCACCTATTCAAAAGAAAATTGTAACTGATGCTAATCCTAGAACTTATGCGTTTGAACATATTATGAAAGGTGATAAAGGTGATGGAATACCAAATGTATTATCGCCCGATAATGCTATTGTAGATGAAATTAGACAATCACCAATGACAAAAAAGAAAATTGAATACTGGGCAGAAAATGTAGATAATCTTCAAGATGTAATGACAACTGAAGAATACAGAAACTATCAAAGAAACAAAACACTCATTGATTTAACGGCAATCCCGCAGGATGTGCAAGATAGAATTATAAATAACTATAACGAACAAAAACCGGCAATGAAAATGCGTGTTTTGAATTATTTAATAAAGAAAAGATGTAATCATTTGATTGAAGTTGTGGAGGAATTTTATAATGGATAAACCATTAATATCAGATATTCTCAAAAATGTCAATAAACTTGGCAGTAGAGATGAAAGAATCGCTTATCTAAAAGAGCACGATTGTACTGCTCTTAGAGATATTTTACGAATCGCTCTAGACGAATCAGTAATTTTAGATCTCCCTGAAGGCACACCGCCTTATAAAAAATATGACTTAGAAGCAAAGCAAGCTGAAGAATTCAGACCTTTAAGATTTGAATATCCAAAGTTTGGTAACTTTGTACAAGCTGTTACGCCTAAGCTAAATAAATTTAAGAGAGAGCAATTATTTATTGAGATGTTACAGAGATCCCACCCGGATGAAGCAGAGCTTTTGTGTAATGCAAAAGACAAAAATCTTAGCTATAAGTACGTCACAAAAGCTATAGTGAAAGCTGCGTTTCCGGATTTAATTAGAAAGTAAGGAGGTAATTAAACTTATATTATGATAGTACAAATTAAACAAGCTATGGAGAACATATATGAGTTTACAACAATTGGAACGCCTCAAAAAAGACAAGAAAGAGGCACTTTACTATCAAAGAAGTTTAATGAAAAAAGGAAAAGATGTGTTAGCATATAAAATGGAGAAAAAAATAGCACACATCGATAGATACATTAACGATATGGTTGAAATTAGCCAAACAAACTAGTTTACAAAATGGCGTGAATGTGATATAATATATACTATGAATTTGTTTATACTAAATGATGACCCTGTAATTGCTGCACAAGAACAGTGTGACAAGCATGTAGTAAAAATGATTGTCGAATCTGCTCAAATGCTATCTACCGTACATAGAATGCTGGATGGGACTAAAGAGAAAAGACCATCAAAATCAGGTAAAAGAATGGTAGATTATTACAAGTTGAATGATGACCGTGAAGACACGCTGTATAAGGCTGTGCACTTCAATCATCCTTGTACAGTGTGGTCCCGCGAAAGCTGTTGTAATTACAGTTGGCATTATGAACACTTCATTGCTTTATGCGATGAATACACTTATCGCTACGAGAAAGTCCATTCTACAGATTCTAAATTAAGAAATATTCTTAAAGCACTACCTAAAAATATTAATAGAAGTGGTGGTATGACACCATTTAAACTTGCTATGAAATCAAATCCAGAATGTGTTGTACATGGATTGGGTGGTACAGATGCTGTATTATCATATCAAAATTTTTATCAAACTAAACAAAGTCGATTCAAAATGGAATGGACAAAAAGACAAATTCCGGAGTGGTTTAATGCCGTTGTATGAATATAGGAATAAAGACACTGGTGAAGTCATTACCAAAATGGTAAAGATCGCCGATAGAGAACAATTTTTAAAAGACAATCCAGATTTAGAACCAATGATTAGTGCTCCAAAAATTGCTACTAGTGATAGTGGTGGAGTACTCAAGCAAGCAGGTGATGGTTGGAAAGAAGTACAATCAAGAATTAAATCAGGATTACCACCAAGACTTAGGGATAATATCAAATCAAAATGAACAAACGACCTTCAAAGCTTCGCCTAGAACATCTTAGGGAACTTACACCTTTGACTAAAAACCAAAAAGAAGTATTTGATTGCTTTGCAAAAGGTAATCATTTATGTCTAGATGGATCAGCAGGTACGGGTAAAACATTTATATCTTTATATCTAGCATTAGAATCTGTTCTTAAAAAAGAATATAGTAAAGTTATAATCGTAAGATCTGCTTTACCAACTAGAGATATGGGATTTCTTCCAGGTACACTTGAAGAAAAAGAAGAGGCTTATAAAACACCTTATAAAGCCGTTGTAAATGATTTATTCGAAGATCATGAAGCATGGAATAAATTATTACAAGCTAAACAAATAGAATTTTTAACAACATCTTTTATAAGAGGTCTGACAATAAAAGATGCAATTGTAATTGTCGATGAATCACAAAATTGTAATTACCATGAACTATGCTCAGTAATTACAAGACTTGGTGATAATTGCAGATTTATTATGTGTGGTGATTATTATCAATCAGACTTTACAAGAAACGGCGATAAAGACGGTATCAAACAATTTATGGTAATTGTAGATCATATGAAATATTTTGAACATATTGAATTCGGTTGGGAAGATATTGTACGAAGTGATTTTGTAAGAGATTTTATTATGACAAAGGAATTATATGAACATGGGAAACTTTAAACATGAACCAATTGATCTCGGTTATACTGACTTGGTGGCAACAACTACTGACACTGGTAGAACATATGCCTGTCCTGATAATCGTAATTATCCTTCTATTACAACAGTTTTATCAATCCTAAGTGAAGATGCCATTCGTGAATGGCGTGCTAGAGTTGGTGAAGAAGAAGCAAATAAAATATCAAAACGTGCTTCAACTCGTGGTACTGCTGTCCACGCTGTATTGGAAAGATATGTAGACAATGAAGAGGATTACTTTCAAGATGCTAATCTTGTTGTAAAATCAAACTTCATGGAAGTAAAAGATATTATAGATAATAATCTAACAACAGTTTATGCACAAGAAGCTCCATTGTTTTCAGATCACTTAGGTGTTGCTGGAAGAGTGGATTGTGTTGGTGTATGGAATGGAAAAAACTCCATTATTGATTATAAGACGGCTGCAAAGCCTAAAAAGAAAGAATGGTGTGAAGGATATTTCGTACAAGAAGCCGCATATGCAATTATGTGGGAAGAAAGAACAGGTATGCCAATTACACAGTTGGTAACCGTAATCGCAGGTGATCAGGGTCCTCAAATTTTTATCGAGCATCGTGATAACTGGACAAAAAAGCTTTTGGAAACAATTGCTGAATATAAAAGAAGAAAATTATTTGGGAGATAAAATGTTAAGTGTAGGTGAAAAGTTTCCTCCATTCGTTTTAAATGGAGTAAATGAAAACAACGAATTTGTTCAAGTAAGTGTAGATGAGGGTTATACTCCGCTCAAAAATGATTGGAGTGTTATTTACTTTTATCCAAAAGATTTTACATTTATTTGTCCAACAGAAATTGCTGGTATGGATATGTTAGTAGAAGAAGCTAATGTTGTTGGTATTAGTGGAGATAACGAATTTTGTAAATTAGCTTGGAAAAAAGATAACGAGTTAATTGG